AAAATCTAATTCGTGTATATCTCTAACTTCGTCAGCGCTTGTTGTTCTAAAATAAACTTCTACTTCACTTGAACTTCTAACTACCTGTGTCAATCTAATATCTAACGCTGTTGAGTTGTTTGTCAATACAACAGGTTTAGTAATATAGTTTGAAGCAGTTGAGTTATCAGCAGGTGCTGTATCAGCAACAAAGTCTGGTGTGTTACCACTATCAGGACTATTCAATCTGTTTGCGATACAGAATACACTATTTCTTGCTAAGTCAATAACAGGAGATAGTTTTGTATTTGTACTTGATAATTCAAATATCGTAAAGAAAGACTTTTGACCATTCATACGAGTTGTTTCATTAGGTTGAGACATAACTGCCTGTGGCGCTGTAAAGTAAATATCATCTTGTAATGATACAGGTATTTTATTTGAATTAGTTGTTAATGAATATGGTGTTTGCGTTCCGTGAACTGACTTACTTGTTGTCGTTCTTACAAACGCATTTATATTACAACCAGGAACAGCAAGAGTTTGAATACCTGCAATGTTCAATACATCTATTTGTCTGTTTTGAGTTGAAGTAATTGCAGTACCTCCTATATCACCAGTCGTGTTTGCATTAGTTGAACTAGGTGAAGTAATATCAAAACTATCTAGTGTAATATTTGAAATTTGCGTATATGTTCCATTAATATCTGTATGTGCAAGACCATTATGAGTACCATTAGGAACTCCTGCAATCGTAACCACAGAATTTGTATCGTGTAAATTGTGATTAGGATGGAATACTCTAATTACTTTAGAGTTGTTAGTTGTTCTCAATGGGTTTTGTTTTAATGTTCTTGCTGGTAATTCTTTGTTTGCTAAATGAACGGTACCAGTAACCGCTTCAAACTCAGCTCTCTTAATTGTAAATTTAATATCTTCGTTTTGTTCAGTTGTCCAAGTAGAACCGTTTTGAGATTTAAACATAACACCAGCATATGGTTGTTGTGATATTGTTCTATTAGAACCTATGTTTGTTTCTCCTAATCTACCTACATAACAATTGTATTCGTTTGAGTTTGATAGAATTACAAAACAATATTCTGTTTTATCTTGTATGTACACAGGCGCAGGAAAAGTAAATGTAGTTTTTACTGAAGCGTCTGAACTTGTATTTACTGAACTAGGGTTTAATGATACTTCACCGAAAGGTAAGATTTTACTTCCAGGATAACCATTAACCGTATTTCTTAATTGAACCGTTATAGGTATGTTTGCGTCTTTTGTTGAGAAGTACAAATCAATAGAAGTTAAGAATACACCACCTTCGTCATCAACCATTATAGTTTGTGCTAATGGGTCTGCCCAACCCACAACTCTACTACCTGCTCTTGTTGAAGTTTCAAGTGTTTGTCTTGTTTCTGTAACCGTGTTTTGTACACCTCTAAATTCTCTAGTTGAAACGATTGTATCTCTAACCGTGTTTAATAATCCTCTTGCAACATATTCAGCGTTTGCAGCTGTTTCAACAGCGGCTGCGTCTTGCGAGTTAGTTGAAGATGAAGTTAATCTAAATGTTCTCTCACCTGTTCTCCATCTAGGATTACTATTTACTTTCGGGTCAGGTATTGCAAAAGTACCAGATACGGCACCGTTTGCGTCTGTAACCAAATTACCACCAAGAGAACCACCACTTGGCGTTATGTATGCAGTAATATCAACATTGTCAAAGAATGGATAAACTCTTGTATTAGGTTTTAATCTTGTTGCAACAAAGTCAACATTTCTACTTCTGATAAATGGAACAAAGGCAGTATCAACTACTCTATCTCCCATACTTGTTCTAATAGTTTGAGGTACGGCAGTTGTTGTAATTCCTGTTCTACTTTGGTTAACTTGGTTGATAGAAGTAATAGTCGTTCTTTGCATAATTGCACGACCTCTCATAAATCTACCACCTGTAGCAGTAACCGCTGAAGTTAACGGAGCACCTGTCCAGTTTGTTTGCCAATCATTCCATACGGTACCTAGTGCAATCTCATTTTGATTAGGTACTCTACCTTCTCTTAATAATTGGTCCCAAGCACCTGTATCAGAATTTACAACTAAATCTGGTGCTCTTTCTGTTTCTCTCCACTCATCACTTGAAGGAGTTAATTCTATTGTACCTACCCAACTGAATATAGCAAATGGGTTTACATTGATTGCTTTTGAAGCAAAAGGTTGATTAATTAAATCAACATTAGTGTAAGGTAAAGTTAATACTTCACCTGTTCTTTGATAGTTTGCAGCTGTTCTATCAGCGGCAAGAAGTGTTGTACCATCTTCGTCTATCTCTTCTAATTCAACAGCGTCTTGTTTAAATAGAGGTCTCATTATTTTCTTTCTATAATCAATAGAACATCTATGAGAACCATTTGTAACCTCACCGATACCGTGACCGTCAAAGTTATCTACAATAAATCCGTTTTTAAATCTGTCAAAACCATTACTATCTTGTATCTGTAATGCTTGAGCAGCAGTTTCTAATAATGATAATTGAGTATAGTATTCTACTCTATCAATCTTTTTGTTAATCTCTCCGATATCTCTCATTGTATATCTTCTATTATCAACCGTTTCAAAATTTACATCTTCAGGATTTAGAACATATGCAGGAAAATTAATTGTGTATAAGTGCATTGCATTTTCTAATTGACCAGGTTCTTGTGGTCTTGTATCTGGCGCACCTTGTAGTGTTTTAAATTCACCTTCTTTTGTAATGTAAAGTTTGTCTATTCTACCTAGATAATATTCGTGGTCTGTAAGTACATTTGTACCAAACTTGACAACATCAACAGCAGAAGCACCAGTACCATCATAACTTCTGTTTTGTTGACCAGCGTTAATCGTACTTGCGTCATCTACTCTAGGTCTAAAGTCTAAAGTATCTCTTAACTCAAAAGTATCTCCTGAAGTATCAGAAGTATAAGTTGGAATATCTTCGTAATTGATTGAGACATAACTATCTACACTAAAGAAGTCACCATTACCGTGTGTGAAATAATTAAATGTAATTAGTAATTGTCCTGTAGGTGCTAACTCACCTTGTTTTCTTACAAGTCTACCTATGTCATAGAAGTTATCTCTTTGACCTGTATCTAAATTAAATCTTTCTGTAATGTCTGTATCACCAGAAGTAGGTGCTGTACTGAAATCAGCAGACATCTTAACTGAAACTAATTGGTATACATCTGCTTTACCTAAACCAATAACTTTACTCTCGGCGTCTGATTGTGTAGCAATAGTAACCGTTTCGTTAGATTGTAATGTTTTTGATTTTTCGTTTTGTGCAGATTTAGTTAAAGTTGCAATAATCTTTACTTCGTGTCCTTGATGATTAGCACCAAAGTCTAAAGTTAGTGAACGACCTACTGGCGAACCACCTAGAGTGAAACAAGCGTCACCTTCGTGTTGATTACCTGTCGTTGATAATTTATTACCAACGGCACCTGAACTAGAAGCACCACCTGCTGTCATAATAGTTACCGAGTAATCTCTTTCTGATTGTGCAACAAAAGTCTCACCTGTGTTTGCAGTAATTGTAATGTCTCCAGTTGAAGATAGAGTACCAACAAAAGTTTTTCTAACCGTATAAGAAGTATCACTTATACCAGAGTTTGCATTTGTCTTTAATGTTTTAATTGTATCATAAGGCAAACTGAATATAGAAATATTTTTGTTTGGCTCTTGTAGTTTTGCTCTTCTTCTGATTATGATTGAGTTTGAAACAGCAGTTGCACCGATAGCACTATCAAGTGTTATTGATGAACTTGTATGTATTTGAAGAACCGTTTTAGTGATAATTGTACCACCTGTATCAGCAAATTCAACACTATCACCAATTTTTAATTCTTCATTGAATTTAGTATTGAAACCGACAACTAATGCTGAACCACCTGATATTGAAATATTACCAGAGAGTTGTACATTTTCACCGAAAGAACTTGTTAAATCTGTTTGGGCAGTATAAGTAGGTGAACCTGCCATTGTAATTTCTTTAGTATCATTGATTGAGTGAGAAGTAAATCCTTTATTACCAAATACATTTGCTTTAATAGTTGCAGTATTTGATGAACTAGAACCTGTGATTGTTTCTCCTGCTTGAAACTCTCCGTTAACAGAAGATACTACGACTTTACCCATAGATAAAGCACCACCAGAACCAGCACCTGTGTGTGCAGAACCATCAACTTCTGTTCCGTCAGCATTTACTAATATGAAATCTCTTTTTGCAGTACCACTAGTATCTGCTTTTACATAGAATACATTATCATTTAATTCTGTTTGAGTTGCGACACCTGTTATCTTAATTGCGTCACCATCTTTTATATCTGTATCAGCAGCAGTTGTGATAACAACAGGATTTGCAGCTGTAGATGAAGTGATTGCATAAGAAGATGTTGATGATGAAATACTTTCTACGATACCAGTTGCACCTGAAGTTGAACCTGTAATTGTCTCACCTGTCGTAAATGATACAGCGTCTGTAATACCGATATGACTAAACATTTCAACATCAAATAAAAAGTGTTTCATTACCTGACTAGCACTAGGCGCTATGTGACCAGCACTTGTAATTGGTATACCGATTGTATTGTTAAATTCAAAACCTTTTGTTTTTGCTCTACCTATTTCGTAAATGCAGTTTTGAACATTTGCATTTATATTTCCTGGAACATATGAAGGACTTGCAATTCTTAATTCTACTTTTTTAAATGTTTCTACTTTACCGGTTACAAAGTTTACATCTGGCGAACCGTAAACATTTGATACATTGACAAAGTTACCTACATCAAATAAAGTATTGAAACCGTTTTCTGTTCCAAATGTTCTAGGTTTATCAACAGCAACAAATTCTGTTCCTATCTTATCTACTTCATAACCTCTAACATATGCTTTACCAGGAGATAGTCCTAATGCAAGTTTACTTTCTAAACCACCTTCGGCAGCAGTAAAGATACCTCTATTATCTCCGTTAATTAAATGTTCTCTAACATCTAAATCAAATTGTCTGATTGCATAGTTACCACTTTCGTCAAAGGTTCTACGAGCAAGTGTATCTTCTAATATTGCGTATTCAGTTGTTCTAACTCTACTTTGTAGATTACCTTTACTCAATCTTAATAATTCAATAAAGTTATCATCTTCAACTGAAGTCAAAGCAAGTTTAGTTAAAGTTAAATCTATTTTAAATCTATGAGCACCAGGAGCATTTGCGTTTGATGAACCAGCCGCATTGTCAACTAGCGATGGGTCTTGGTTAGGGGTTACAAAACTTTCAGTAACCAATAAACCTACTCTATAAGAAGGTGTGTTTTCGTACTTATCTAATACGATTGATTGTTCAGCAACATTAACAGCGAAACCATTTATGTAATATGTACCAGCAACGATACTTGCAGCCGAACCTGTAAATGAGTTTTCACAAACAGCAGTTATAATTCCTAAAGTTGGGTGTGTTGCAGCTAAAGTTTCAGTAGCAACAAAGTCAGTTGTTGCGTTACCTACACCAGTCTTTGTATACTTAACATATAAAGTATTTGGGTCAGTTGAAGTTGCGACATCTACTTTAATTACTTTTGCGACAACCTGTGAAGTTTGTCCTGTTAACTCTAATCCTATGAAATCTGATAAGTTAGTTGTGCCGGCAAAAGAAGTTAACTTAATTGAGTAGTATCTCAAATCATAAGTTACCTCACCAGGTATCATTTGAGCACCATCTTCAAATATATGGTTACCCATTTTCTCTACTTGGTTTTGTAGAATAGATTGTGATTGTGTTAATTCTCTCGCTTGAACAGCAAATGCTGGTCTAAAAAGTATTCTATGAAACTTCTTACTTTCTGAAAAATCATCAAAGTAAGGCGAGAGGTTAAAGTCAGTTTTTGCTGGCATTTATTTTCCTCTTAAAATTCAATAATCAATTTAACATTTTCAGTCTGGTCAGCACTTCTTGCGACAGGCGCTCTGTTTTCAATGTACATTACATCTCCACTATCTTCGTCTATCTCTGGTAGTGAGTGACCACTAATTAATGAAACATTACCTATTGTTTCGGTTACTCCTGTTGGTGTTCCTGTTGCAGAAGAAGTAGCACCTGTTATTACATCTGTGCCACTAAACAATATTCTGTTTCCGTTTGCGTCAACACCTTCATCACTATATCTCGTTTGCGTGTAAAATAAAATTTTATTAGCACTATCAAATTGTACTACTTTACCTACAGCACCTGTATTTGTTTGTGTAATCTTTTCGTCTACTTG